ATAGCTATACTTGAAGAGATGCGCGACAGCTTAATGGCTGACCTCAATGAAGAGGGGCTGAGCGAGAGGGCTATCAGTGTTTTAAACTCAGACTTTCACAGACTGCGTGAGATTGAGAAACAGTTAGCACTTACTATGGAGGTTATCAACAAATGAATGCTAACAACATACCTAAGTTAGTGAGCCAGATTGATCTGGATAAACCCATCCAAACCTACAAGGTGATGGTGTCGGAGGTGCGCGGCTACATGATAGATGTTGCGGCCTCCAATGAGGAGGAGGCTTTGAAGTCTGCCAAGGCTAAGAACTATTATAAACAGTACGACTCAAGGGTAGTGGACACTCACTATCAAATCTTTACAACAGAGGATGAAGACAATGCATAACTACCATGAATGTTCAACGTGCTTGACAATGTTTGTAGAACACCACGACCAGACAGCGGAGTGTAACCTTTGTTTCTCTTCTCTCTTAACCTATAGAGATGTAGCGGATGCCTTTGTACATGAGGATGATTATGCTTTGGAGGTTGAAACCGATCTCACTATATAGTCTATAAAGACTATGAAGGGTTATGTTAATATTTTCTTTTCTCTTTTCTTTTTAAACTATAAAGTCTATTATAGCATAGATCAGCTTGAAAGTCAAGAGGAAAAGGAAATAAGATATAGCTTGCATTTTGTTTTAAATTATGTTATCATTAATTTTATTAAACCAAAACAGGAAAAAGAAAGATGAGTACTATACTTAATATGTTTAGCAACAACAGTGATATTCAATCACTAAGGGATGGGGGTTATGGTGAAGCTGACTTTGATATAGCTACTGCACCATTGACTTATGCCTCTGGAGATAAGTGGCTTATACCAAGCTCCAAGTCTGTTACCTATCGCACCGATACAAGCGAAGAGCTAGGTATACATGGTCATAACTACAATGGCTTACAGCCTAAGTCCTGTATAGATAAGGCTAGAACCTTATTGGAACGTAGCCCACTGGATACTACAGGTATTACAGAGAGGATAAGGACAAGTCACAATGGGGCTAGGATGTTTATACACCATGACCTCCCTGCCCATACATACGAAACAGGGGATGGTGATAGGGCTAGTCTTAGCTTGTTGACCATGACTTCTTTAGATGGTACTTGGCCTTTTGTTATGAGCGTGGCGGCAACACAGTCAGCGTGTACTAATCTTCAAGTCTTTATCAGTGGGGGCGTGGCTATCTACAAAGCTAAGCACACTAAATCCTTAGACATTGACCACGGTTCTAATGTTATTATCAAGGCGCTCGATGTATTTCAAAACGAGAGAGAGCTTTGGAGAGAGTGGCAACAGACTGAAACTACAGGCATGGCGGCCTTTGCATTCTTCTGTAATGCACTTGGAGTTAAGTTAGATTTAAATGAGGTTGCATCTAATCCTAATCCGGTGTCCCATTTAAATGCCATGCCAAGGCGTAACACAAGCTTAGAATATATGTGGAATGTATACTCCAGTGTATATTCTAAAAGACTTGGCAACAACTACTGGGCTGTGTACAATGCTATGACTGATTGGTCTACACACTTTGGCGCAGTGCGGCAGTCTAGTCAGCTAAACATTGCATCAATCCAGAACGACAGACAGCAATTGATTAGACAGGCTGTGAACTCTCACCCATTCTTAAAGGCGGCATAATATGAAAGCATTTAACATAGCAACAACAACAATCTTAGCAGGGGCAGTGGCTTACGTAGCAGTGACGGCTAAGATAGATCATAACAACGTAGTGTCACAGATCAGTGATCTACAGCGTGAGCTAAACGTACAGTCTTTTAAACTGGAGGCAGTATCAGACAACTATCTATCTCTGAGCGAAGTATATGATTCACAAGCGGCAAAGCTTGGTGCGCTGTCAGATCAGTGGGCTGTATCGCAGTCAAAGATCGTGGAGAGTATGCTTAGCAATGTCATAGATGGCGAAGAGATCAGCGTCTTACAAATGAGGATAGCTTCACAGCGCATAGAGTTGGAAGAAGTTAGAGAATTAGCCACGTTACCACCGCCACAGGTTGTAGAGCCTGAGCCTATCGCTGTATTACCTGAACCAGTAGTAGTTGAGCCTGAGCCTATCGCTGTATTACCTGAACCTGTAGTGGTTGAGACAGTAGCTATTGTTTGTCCGTTACCTACAGGTGAGGTGAGCTTTGGGCAGTACATCGAACGTCTAAAATTCAGAAAGGCGATAAGCTTTGTGGCATCTTTTGACGTACAAGAAGGGACTGTTGCTAACGTGAGCTTCTCGAATGGCGTGTCATCTAAGCTTGGTCGGGCAACCGCCAAGTACTTGACCGATGCTATACCTACAGGCCAAGATGTTTCTGGCTGTAAGTTGCCGTTTAAAATAGAGGTGTAACATGACTAAATCATTTGGAGAATACTACTTGAGTCTTGACCTACGAAACGGTGTAGGTTTAGACCTTGAGTTTGCAGACAGCCGACCAGTGTGGATAACTAATTCAGAGACAGGCGATGCAGGTACGGCATCCTTTGAAGGCACAGTGCTGATGTTACCGTTTATGATTATCACGCTAGGTAAGATATGGATGGACGATTAAGATGGGTGATGCTACGCATGGTGGCAAAGGTGATAGACAACGTAAGGTAGACGCAGAGAAGTACAGTTCAAACTTTGATGCTATCTTTAAATACAATAGAGAGGAGTTGAAAGAAGATGATGATGAAAGCAGTAAACTGTCTGAGCGACACTGGCCTTGGGTGTCTGAGATGGATAAAGAATAACGTGTTGGAGCAAGAGCCAAAACCAGTAGCAATTGTAAGGGTGATTAGGTTCTTATTCTTATGTTCAATTGCATACTTTTTTGCAGTCGTTTTTCTACTATTGAAGTGAGGTTTGTATGATATATAATATTGTTTTATTATTTGTAGGTACGATAACACTGGCGGTTGCTATTAAACTGCTGTACATTTCAGAGTTAATGATAGATGAGGAGAAAAATAATGGATAAGAAAACGGTAATGATTGGGGTGTTAGCTACGGGCGCGTTCGCTATGTCTGGTTACACACTTATTAGTAACGCAATGGAAGACATAAGTAGGAAGGCGTATGTCCGTTCATTAAAGCAGGATCAGGTAGAGGCAACAAACAAGATTAATAACTTGTTTGATAACTACAATTCTATTGACTCGTCGTTGACATACTATGACGCGGGTATCTTTATGAACATGGAGAAGATAGACAACACTCTCTCTCTACTTGACAGCCTTTCAAGGATGAACAAGGGAGTAGCTGAGCAGTTAAAAGAACTACGGCATAGACAGGACGGACAGGCAGAAGAGTTGTTAGAGATACGAGACGATGCCTCCGCAACAGGTGGGCTAGGCATCATCACGGGTGAGCGCGAGGAAGTCCTTGAAGCACAGCCTACAGCGGTGTTATTAGAACCAGTGGTAGTAGAGCCAGAGCCAGTGGTAGTAGAGCCTGAGCCAGTGGTGATAGAGCCTGAACCTATCGCAGTGTTATTAGAACCAGTGGTAGTGCCATCGTGTCCTAAAGCTAAAAGCTCTGTAGACTTTGGCAAGTACTTGAAAAACATCAGCTTCAAAAAGTCTGTTAAGTTCACAGTATCGTTTGACATACAAGATCGTGTGCTTACGAATGTTACATTCTCTGAGGACATTAGCGGTAAACTGAGCAGGGCTGTTACTAAGTACCTGAACACAGCGATACCTACAGATTACGATGCGTCTAACTGTAGCCTACCGTTTACAATATCGGTGTAGAAAAAGCTTGACAGGGGTATATCAATATGGTATACTCTACATTCAATTTTAATCACGACATAAAGGAAAAGTAATATGGCTATCTTAGAAGGTACAGCAATGTGGGCATCAGTGCTTACACCCAACACAAGGTTTGAACCTACGTATGAAGTCAACCTAGTTATTGACGAGGCTACCGCAGAAGATTTTAAATCACGCGGCTACACCATCAAGCAGATGGATGAAGGCCCGTCTATTTTAATTAAGCGTAAGGTTGATGGTAAGGACGGGGCGATACGACAAGCACCAAAGCTAGTAGATAAGTTCAAGCAACCCTTAGATGCACAGGTCGGCAACGGCTCAGCAGTGAAGGTGCAGTACAACGAGTGGGAAGTTACTAATAAGTATGGCTCGTTCAAAGGCTTAGACTTTCAAGCAATGCAGGTTCTTGATTTAGTAGAGGTAGGAACACCAGACGGTGCTGAGTTTGATGGCGCTTATGTAGAGACAGCAATGGAGGACGAACTGTAATGGGAATTGTCACATTAGATGAAGTTAGTTATGATACAGAGTTGCTATCAGATGATGCTAACTCAATCGTAGCACACTTAGTAGAAGCAGATACTAAAATGCGTGAAGCACAGATAATGATCGGGCTTATGAAATCAGCAAGTGTATCGCTGATCAACGATCTTAAAACTAACCACCTCACGGACGAGGCGATAGCTACAGAGGAAGTAGAAATAACTGAGGAGTAAGGCTCTTGCCTTTTGTTAAACATAAGCAACCGTGTCCTGCTTGTGGAGGGAGCGACCCAGTTTCAGTTAACGCTAATGGATCTGGGTGGTGCTTCAGTTGCAGTACATATTTACCAGACTACGGCACAACGGAAGTGCAACAACTCGACACCTTAACGGAATTTGATGTGTGTCCCAAGGACAGTACAATGAACCACAACTCAACAGCTACATACAATGCATTGACTGACCGCAAGATAAGTTTAGAAACAGCGAAGAAGTACGGTGTTAAATCAACAACCAACGGCACGAAGATAGACAAGCACTACTACCCCTATTACAATGGGCATGAGTTCGCGGCAACCAAGGTTCGTAGGCAGGATAAGAACTTTGCGTGGACAGGTAGCCCGAAGGATGTAGGATTGTTTGGCGAGAACCTGTTCAAAGCAGGTGGTAAGTTTATAACTTTAGTAGAAGGTGAGTGTGATGCGATGGCCGCTTATGAACTTATGGGGAGTAAGTGGCCTGTCGTTTCTATTAGATCAGGTGCGTCAGGTGGAGTGGGTGATGTTAAGAATAGTCTTGAGTACCTTGAGTCATTCGAGACTATCTGTATTAATTTTGACAACGACAAGGTGGGCAAGGAAGCCGCGATAGCTGTGGCTAAGCTACTCACCCCCAAGAAAGCTAAGATAATGACACTGCCAGTAGACTACAAAGATGCTAACGATATGTTACGCAAGGGTAGACACGCAGAGTACGTCAGTTCTTTTTGGGACGCTAAACTTTATACACCTTCTGGTGTACTGAACATGTCCGAACAGCTTGAAGCATATCAGAAGCTACGGTCAGAAAAGAAAACAGCTATACCTTATCCTTGGTATGGCCTCAACAAGAAGCTAGAAGGCATGAGAGCAGGTGAGCTTGTGACCCTTACAGGCGGCACAGGACTAGGTAAGTCTTCTGTGACCAGAGAGATTGAACACTGGTTGATAAATAAAACAGAAGATAACGTAGGTGTGTTAGCACTTGAAGAGAGTTGGTCACGTACTGCTGAAGGTATCATGGCAGTGGAAGCAAACGCCAAGCTACATCTTGATAGTGTTAAGGCTGAGTTCAGTGAAGAAGAACTGGATGGCTACTTCAACAAAGTCTTTATGGGCGAGAACAAAGGTCGGGTATGGGTACACGCCCATCACGGTGTCAATAACCTTGAAGAGATCTTTAGTAAGCTACGCTACATGATCATTGGTTTAGATTGTAAGTGGGTTATAGTTGACCACCTTCACATGCTTGTTCTGTCTACGCTTGAGAACGACGAGCGTAAAGCTATTGATCAGATCATGCACCGATTGCGTACTATGGTAGAGGAGACAGGGTGCGGTATGATCCTAGTGTCACACCTCCGCAGAGTAGAGGGCAACCGTGGGCATGAGAACGGAATAGAGACAGGACTAAATCATCTCAGAGGGTCACAAAGTATTGCTCAGTTGAGTGACTGTGTGATTGCACTGGAGCGTAACCAACAATCAGATGATCAGATAGAAGCATCGACC